CGACCCCGACCTGGACTTTGTCCGCAAGATCCGCTGGTGGGACCGGGGCGGGACACCAATGCACGGCAACCTCGTTCCCGCGCACCTGGCGGGCCCACGACCGGCGGACTTCAAGGCCCGGCGCGAGGGTAACCCGGACTGGACGCGCGGCCTCCTGGGCGGGCTCACGCGCCCGCGCGACGCCGAGGACCGAGGCAAGATCGTGCTCCTGGACATGGTCTCGTACCGGGACACCGGCGGCGCGATCGAGCAAGCGATCATCCACCAGGCGCTCCTGGACGGCCCGCGCGTGCTGGTCGGCCTGTGGGTGGACCCGGCCCAGGCCGGCCTGGACCAGGCCCAGCGCATGAAACGCCTCCTGAACAAGCGCGGTATCGGCGTGATACTCGGGCCCCAGGTCAAGAACAAGCGCGAATACGCGACCTTACCGAGCCAGCTCGCTTATTCGGGCGGGATCTGGGTCTCGGCCGAGACCGAGCACGCCCTGGAGTGGTTGCCGTTCTGGAACGAGATCGAGGCGTTCCCGCCGCCGCCCGGCACGCCCGATAGCAAAAAGCCCAAGGACGATCAGGTGGACGTGCTCTCGGGCCTGGTCCAGGACCTGGACCGACACCGCAAGGATCCGTTCGCGGACTATCCCAAGACTGACCCCAACATGTCCCGCGATCACAGGTTCTTTCACGGCGACCCGGACGAGGACCTGGACTCGGACGAGGGCGGGCGCTCACCAGGAGGCCGAACCATCTAAAATCAAATACGCCCGTTGTCTTTTATTGCACCGATGCTAACCTGGGAGCAAGCATGCTACCTCGGGCCCGTACACTTACGTCCTGGGAGTAGTAGCGACACCCAGCCTATGCCCGACCTCCTCGCCACGTTCAAGCAGCTGTTCGGACGGTCCGCCAAGCCCGAGAACCCGCCCGACCTGGCCTCGATCGCAGCCGTGCGCGCGAGCGCGGACTCGCGCGTGACCGACCTCCTGGGGCCCGAGAAGCTGGCGCACATCCTGCGCAGCGCGCGCGAGGGCGAGATCACGGCCTACCTGGAGCTGGCCGAGGCGATGGAGGAGCGCGACCTCCACTACTACTCGCTCCTCCAGACCCGCAAGCTGGGCGTCACGGGAGCGCCCTGGATCGTGGAGGGGCTCAAGGGAAAGGACGGCAAGCCGGACCCGATCGCGGCCGCGCTCCAGCGCGAGGTCATTGACACGCCCGCGTTCCGGTTCTGGGTCGCGGACGCCCTCGACGCTCTGGGCAAGGGTTTCGCCGTGAGTCAGCCCGTGTGGGACACCAGCGGGCCGCGCTGGCAGTACCGCGAATTCCGCCGCCAGGACCCGCGCGTGTTCAAGTTCGCGCAACCGGACCTGACCACGCTCATGCTCCGCGACGCGAGCGCGACCGGCGGGCTCCGCGACCTGCCCCAGGACCTGATCGTCCACTATCCGCGGCTGCGCGCGGGCGTCCCGATCCGCGGCGGCCTGGCCATGCTCGCTGCCGTGACCTGGATGTTCAAGAACTTCACGGTCAAGGACTGGATGGCATTCACGGAAGTTTACGGAATGCCTCTGAAAATCGCCAAGTATGTGGCCGGGTCCACGTCCGAGGACGAGAAAGCGTCGCTGCGCCGCGCGCTCTCGAACATCGGCCATGACGCCGCCATGCTGATCCCGGACTCGGTCGAGGTCGAGGTGGTGAACGGCCGCGCCGGTACGAGCCCCTACCTGGAGCTGGCCGAGTATTTCGATAAACAGTTGTCCAAGGGCGTGCTCGGGCAGACCATGACCTCGGACGACGGCGCGAGCCTGGCCCAGTCCAAGACCCACGAAAAGGTCCGCCAGGACTACGCCCAGGCCGACGCCTACAACCTCGCCGCGACCGCGCACACCGCGATCTTTACGCCCTGGGTCAAGCTCAATTTCGGCTTGGACGCGGAAGTCCCTTGGGCCTATCCGGACGTGGAGCCCGAGGAGGACCTCAAGGCCTGGAGCGACGCCGTCACGCCGCTGATCCTCGCCGGGCTCAAGGTCCCGGCCAAGCACGCGCGCGAGAAGCTGGGGATACCCGAGCCCGAGGACGGCGAGGAGGTGATAGAGAAGCCCGAGCCCGCACCCGCCCCGGGCTTGCCCGGCGCCCCGGGCAAGCCCGGCGCAGCCAAGCCCAAGCCCAAGGTCGCGCCGAACGCCGCGGAGCCCCTGAGCGTGGCCGCCGCCGATGACCTGGTCTCGGGCGTGCTCATGGACTGGGAGCCCGTCCTGGTCGAATACAAGGACACACTGGAGGCGATGGCCGCCAAGGCCAAGACCTACGACGAATTCCTGGCCCTGCTGGAGGAATTCAGCAAGCGCGCGGACAGCAACCCGTTCGTGCGCGACCTCGCCGCCGAGGCGACCAAGGCCCGACTCCTCGCTGCGCACCCGCCCAAGGGCGAAGCGTGAGCACGAACCGCCTGGAGTATATGCGCGCCTGGCGCGCTGCGAACCGTGACAAGGTCCGCGACTACCAGAAGCGCTGGCACGCCGAGAACCCCGACCTGGCGCGCGCACAGCGCCGCCGCCACAGGCTGAAGCAACGATATGGGCTCCGACCCAGCTCGTTCGAGCGCATGTCCGAGAGCCAGCGCGGGGCGTGCGCGATCTGCGGCGGGCCGCCTGGTGAACAAGGCCTCCACGTAGATCACGACCACAAGACCGGCAAGGTCCGGGCTCTGTTGTGTTTCGAGTGTAACAGCGGGCTCGGTAAGTTCCGCGAGGACCCGCAGCTCCTCGCCGCAGCCATCGCCTACTTGGAGCATCACAAATGACCTGCCCGGTACATTCCGGCCTTGCGTCCGGACAGCTCCTGGCCTTGAACGCAGCCAAAGTAGATCCGGGCAAGGTTCCGGCGGAAGTGCTCTCGTACCTTGCCCGGCGCGGCGTCAAGGGCTCTTTTGATTTTAGAGATGTTTGGAAAGAGGAGCACGCCGCCGCGTTCGCCGTGGCCAAGGCCGTGGAGCTGGACGTGGTCCAGTCCATGAAGGACGCCGTACACCAGGCCCTGGCCGAGGGCCTCCCGCTCAAGGCGTTCCAGAAGCGCCTGACTCCGATCCTGGCCGACCAGGGCTGGTGGGGACGCAAGACCCAGGTGGACCCGATCACGGGCGAGGAGCGCGAGGTCCAGCTCGGGAGCCCTCACCGGCTGCGAATCATCTACGACACGAACGTTCGAGTCGCACGCGCGGCCGGCCAGTGGGAGCGAATCCAGGGCGCGAAAAAGGCGCTCCCCTACCTACGCTATCGCCACGGCAACCCGCAGCGCGCGCGCCCCGATCACGAGAGCTGGGATGGCCGCGTCCTCCCGGTCGACCACCCATTCTGGGATGTGGCCTATCCGCCGAACGGTTACCTGTGCACGTGCTGGGTCGAACAGATCACGAGCAAGGACGCCAAGGCCTCGGGCGTGACGCCGGACGAGGACCTGGACATGACCCCGATCGAGGTCCGCAACCCGCGCACGGGCGTGACCACGACCACGATCCGCGGCGTCGATCCCACGTTCGCGTTCAACGCCGGCAAGGCCCGTTTGGAGGGGTTGCGCCAGGCGGGCGTGATCAAGTCCAAGCCCAAGGCAAAGCCGGACGCGGGGCTCGCGATCGTCCGCGCGACGGCCGCGCCCTCCACCTGGAGCGAGGTCGTGGACCTGGCCCGGCGCGTGGTACGGGTCGCGGGAGGCCTGAGCGAGGATGCTCTGGCGGCGCTGACAGCACTCCGCGTCCCGAACGCGCCCGAGGACGCCGCCGATCAGCTCCGCGCCCTCGGGACAAAACGCTGACAGTTCCGCGGATGTGTAGACGTTTCGTCACACTTGCGCCCGCAGTAGCACGCGTGCTACACCGTAGGCGTGGCCCTATTGATCGCAGCGTGCTCCGCCCTCCCCGAGGGCGAGCTACCCAAGCGCCTGGTCGTGCTCCCCGCGGGCGAGACCGTGCGCGGGCGCGACGGCCGCGCCTGGAGCGTCAAGGACCGCGAGGCGATCCTGGCCCAGCTCACACGCCCGGTCCTCCTGGACGAGAACCACGCGAGCGTCCACGCCGCGCCCAAGGGCGCGCCCTCGCCCGCGTGCGGCTGGCTCTCGGGCTTCACGTTCACAGACGCCGGCCTTGAGGCCGAGGTTGACTGGACACCCTACGGCGCCGACCTGTTTACGAAAAAGGCATACAGATTTTTGAGCCCGGCGTTGACGTGGGATATCACGGGTGCTACGCCTACAGTGCTCGGTACTGTTCGCGGCCTCCACAGTGTGGGCTTGACGAACGACCCTAACCTGGACCTCCCGGCCCTCAACGCACAGGACCTCGACCACATGAACCCCGAACAGATCGCAGCCCTCACCGCAGCTCTCACGACCGCCATCGCGAGCGGGTTCGAGGCGCTTTCCGCCAAGCTCCAGCCCGTAAAGAGCGAGCCCGAGACCCAGGTGGACGCGAACGCCCAGGGCGCGCCCGCGATCAAGGTCGCGGTCAACGCCGTGGTCGACGCGGCCGTCGCCGGCGGCAAGATCGCGCCCGCGACCAAGGACGCCTACGTGGCCCTGGGCGGCGAGACCGCCGAGAGCCTGGCCAAGCTCCAGGAGCTGGTCAAGGGTCTGCCCCCGCTGGTGGCCACGAACGCCCAGAGCACGGGCGCCAAGCAGGGCGACGGCCCCAAGCCGCTGACCAAGCTGGAGCTGGACATGGTCCGCGCCATGAACGTGACCGAGGAACAGTTCCGCGCCCAGCGCGGCGAGCTGGCGGGCTGATAGCCCTCTCCTACACCCACAAACAGATCACACAGATACAGGACAGAGCAAAATGGCAGCCCTCGCAACTCCTCGCGACACCAAGCAACACAGCGGCATCGAAATGCGCCGCGTGGTCAAGTCGGGCGTGACCGTCTACAAGGGCGCGGCCGTGGGCGTGAACACGTCCAGCACGGTCCAGCCGATGGCGGCGTCAGTGGCCGGCGGCCTCAAGTGCCTGGGCGTCGCTCAACAGACCGTGGTCGGCGACGGCGTTCTGACCGTGGACATCGTCGCCGGCTCGTTCGAGTTTCACAACTCGACCAGCACCGACGCGATCGCGGCGAAGGACGGCGGCGCCGTGGCCTACGCCGCGGACGATCAGACCGCGGCGCTGACCAGCGCCACCAGCACGCGCCCCGTGCTCGGACGCATCGTCGGCCTGGCCGACAACGGCAACGTGATCGTGACCATCGGTCCGGCGGTCGCCTGATAAATGCTCGGGCCGGTTCGCCGGCCCGGTTCCCGCAAAAACGAAAGACCCAAACCAAGCCATGGATATCAACCGAGAAAACCTCGACGTGTTTTTCCGCGGGATCAGCGCTGCGTTCCGCGACGCTCTCCTGACCAACGTCCCGGACCAGTACAAGCGCTTCGCCGTGGAGATCCCCAGCTCCAGCTCGCGGAACGACTACACCTGGCTGGGCGAGGCCGAGGAGCTTCGCGAGTGGGTGGGCGGTCGCGTGCTGACGCAGCTCGCATCGTTCGACTACTCGGTCAAGAACAAGAAATTCGAGCGCACGCTCAAGGCCATTGCCGACGACCTCCGCGACGACGTGATCGGGATCTACTCGACGCGCGCGCGCATGCTCGCGGACGCAGCCAAGCTGTGGCCGAACAAGACCTGTTTCAACGCGCTGGTCGACAACGGTCTGTGCTACGACGGCCAGAACTTTTTCGACACGGATCATCCCGTCGGCAAGGACGGGAACATCGTGACCGTGTCGAACGATCGCGGCGGCTCCGACGGCGAGTATTTCTACATGCTCGACACGTCCAAGCCCCTCAAGCCTGTGATCTTCCAGCTCCGCGAGGCGGTCTCGTTCGACTCGCTGACCGACACCAGCTCGGACCACGTGTTCAAGTTCGATGATTTTCTGTATGGCGCACGCGCTCGCGGAAACTACGGCTACGGCTTCTGGCAACAGGCCATGCGCAGCAAGACCGGTTCCACGGTCGCGGCGCTGCGTACCGAGCTGATCGCCATGCGCCTGGCCATGCGCTCGGTCAAGAACGA